GAAACCTTCAACGTTTTTTGGTACAAATAGCTCTGGTTCTAGCGCGCCCTTGCTTAATGCTTTTGAAGCTTTAGATAGTTGGCTTGTTCCTTGAGCCAATCCTCGCACAGAACCTCCCACACCCAGTGATAGGTAGCTTGCAGGGTCCGCGAAGACGTCTAGTGCAAATGATGTTAGTCCGGCACTAGTGTATGGGACGTTAAAGAACGGAATGTTTCCCCATCCCAGGTCTCTTTCGTCGCGCGCAAACTGTAGGGCAGGGTTTAGTCTTGCTGTTTCAGCGAATCGTTCGCTGCTTAGTACGTCATACCAGCCTTCTTTTACTGGATTGGTTGGGTCTTGAGCGTTGATTGTTTCTTTACCGAAAGGTACTGAGCCTAAGAGGCCTTTGTAGAATCCTGTGAATGCGTCGGCTCCCATTTTTGCAATAAGTGGGCCCTTTTCCATGAAGTAGTCGTCTGGCCGTTTACCTGCAGCAATGTCTGCATCAATTTGGTCTAGTTTATTTGCTTCATCTAGGGCTTCATAAGATGCGTTAGCGTATCCGCGACCTATTGCGGTAATTGCGCGCAGAGTTCCGCCGATTAAGGTGTGGTCCCCAAGGATTTTTAGCACCAAGTTTTGTGAATCGGCTACAGCCTGCTGGTCTTCAGCGTTTTGCTGGATGATAGCTTGGTAGCTTGCCTGGGCACGCTTTGCCATTTCAGGGTCTAGTTTGAAAGCGCCGTTGTTTTGACCCTGTTGGCGACCGATTTGGGTAATCGGGTCGTTGCTGGTTTCTCCCGCTGCTAAGCGTTGACCAATCTTGATAATTGGGTCAATTTTTTTGGAGTTATCCTGAGCCATAACTGCCTTTCTTCTAGGCAATTATAGCACTATTAAGGGCCTGTGACGACCCCGTCTAGAACGCCTTGACCGGTCCATTGAGTGTATTTGGCAATATTAGGGTTAATGTTACGCATCTCATCTTTAAAGATGGTCATAAACTTGGCAAGTAGAGGGTCAGGTTTTCCGCCCTGCTTAAACTCATTTGAAGCCAAATAGTTTGCAGCGCGTGCAACGTACTCAGAGAATGGGCTACCTTCAGTGTAGTCAGGCGAAACGTCTCCAGGGCTAACGCCAAGAACTTGTGCAGCGAACTGGTCAAACTTTGACTGCTCGTCTTGCTGCCATTTAGCAAGTTCTTGTCCGCCATCCAGTGCAGCTTCATACTGCTTGCTTAGGACGCCCATGCGGATTTGACCGACAGGCGTTAGGTTTTGAGTTGCACGCTTAGACTGCTCTTCCATAATCGCTGAACGATACTGGTTAATAGCGGCGTCACGAGCCTCAGCCAAACCAACCTTAGTGGCACTCTTCGTGTTACCAATAGCGGTACGCATACTGGCGGCCTGGTCTTGAGAGGAAAGTTTCTGCGACTCAAGAAGTCCCTGCCATGACTGGCCTTCGCCCAATACACGGTTCATTGCTTCGTTGAAACGGTTATCTGAACTGTACGAGGTCAGGGCGTTCTCTGGGCTGATGCCTAGTTCTGCGGCGAGCGCGGCACGGCGAGCTTGCTGGTTTTGCAACTCGTTAGACATGACGTTTTGTAATGCGCTGGCACGCTCACCGGTTTTACCGATGGCAGCCTCGTACTGCCCTAGTACACGTGCAGCAGAGGTATCGGCTTCCATGGTAAGTTCGCCGTACATGTTCTCAACATCTGCAGCGTTTTTCTTGTACTGTTGCGACTTGTTTTGAATACCCTGGTTTAGGGATTTAATTACGGCAGCGTTAGGCCCACCAGACCAAGTAGAGTACTTGTCGGTGGTTCTTCCCATTTCGGATTCAATGCTAGTAAGAATATCCATTGCGCTAGGTTGCTCTACGGTTTGCGAAGCTGCCGGTGGCGCGTATGGTTCGACAGGGGTGGGGAAGAATGGGTCTTCTTGGGTAGGCATTAGATTTGTCCCGTCTTGTTAATCTTACCTGCGGCCACAGCCGCCAAGTATTGCTGAATAATGCTTTGCTTAAATGCGTCTAGCTGCTGCTGTGCGCTAACGTTTTCAAACTGGTTCAAGTTCTGCAAATCAACCTGAGACTGCAAAGCCTCACCCTTAGCCAACTGTGCCTCGGTGTTCACGTCAGTCTGTCGCTGCAAGTAACTTCCAGAACGCATCATGCCACGAGCAGCATAGTCGTTACCTACAGCTTTAAGGTTGTCTAGGTTTGCGCGGTCAATCGAGCTTAAGTTCTGTTCGAGTTTGCGGCGAGCGCTTTCTTCTTGATACTGGCGTAAAGCTTTACCGGTATCGTACTGGCTTGTCGCTTGGTTGATTTGCGTCTGCTCAGGAACGCCCAACTTAATTTCTTTAGGCTTTTGCTTTGCAGCGACTACATCGGTTTTAGGTTTAGCCGCTTTAACGGTAGGAGTCCACTCCTGTGACCAGTTTGTTGGCATTACTTCTTACCTATCTGGGACTGCGGCTTAGCAAATAGGCGCGACGAGTTACGGCCCTGAATCCATTTTAGCATAGCGGCGTTCTTTGCTCGCTGTTGTGTGCTACGTTCCTGATAACCTGCGTTTTCCAGTTTCATGCCTGTGTTTGGCCCGACGATGCCGATGCCATACTTTTTTGCACCTGCAGCGTATTTGTTGAATCCTGCTCCACCAATTGCCATTACGATATCCTACTCATTGTTTGTCTGCGGCCGCTTACCATGTATAGAACTATGCCGTCTAGGCGTGACGGCGCAGTTGATTCTGTACCCTTGTTCTCAAACTCAACTGTAAAGTATGCTCGCTTAAACGTTGTTTTGCCCGAAATTTTTGCTACTGATGGCACAGGGTTTGATGATGGAAAACCTGTAACCGTTATTGGGGATACACCTAGCGGTGCCCAAACAATACCTGCGGCTGCCGCACTCGTCCAAGTGTAGGTTTGCAACTGCGTCCACGTAATGCTTTGTTCTTCTCCTTCAATTGCTACAATGCTTGCGTTTACCGAGTCGACTGCTACGACCAGAAGTTCCCAGCCAAACATGCGCTTAAACTTTGTCGGCAAGCCAGCGTCATAAGTTTTAGTTTTGATGCGACATTTAATGGTTTCGTTAGTGCCATCACCTGAGTAGTTAAGCGTAAATCGTAGTAGCGATTGCTCTGTCGTTTTTCCGCCTACACCGTATGAGCTAATTGGTTCGTTTGCTGTTGATACAGTGCCACGTGGAGCTTCAATAAAGTATGCCGCGCCCAAGCTGGATTGCCATTGAGTCCATGCACCTGATTCGGTGTCGAAGCAGTAAATGTTCCCGTAATACCATGCAAGCAGGTATTGTCCAACTTTTGATACGGCGGTGTCGATTGTGAATCCGCTACCGTTTGTTTTAAACTCGACTTTGTTTGAATCGTTGAAGGGGTAATAGTTGTAGCCTGCTAGGCGGTATAGAGTTCCGCCGTACATGACGGCGTGATAGTTTTCCCCTGCAACTACACCATACTGGTTGTCTACTCCTACTGCTGCAGATATTTGAGTTAATGCACCATCTGCGGGGTCTGCTGATGCACCAAACGCTAAACGCCAAGTGGAGTTTGAGCGGAACAGGAATAGTTCGCTGTTGCCTTCAACGATTGAATGCAGAAACTCTCCGTCACCTTCGTTGACGTCAATAAAGTTACCCGTAGGAAATACGTCGATTGCTGTGCTTGCCAGGCTTGGCACGTCACTGTATCTAATTGTTGAAGTTCTGCCACCTCGCTCAGAAATATATAGACGGCCTTTGGTGTAGTGAATTTGGTTACCTGCAGGCATTAGTGCCACGGATGTAAACGTATAGGTTGCGCTTGGTTTAGACCAATATCCGCCAGCGCCGCCAGGGTTAACTAAATATAGGCGGTCGTAGTAGGTTGTGATGTCTGCCGCAGCGAATGTGGCAATCTCAGTCCACGAGTCTGACGAAAAGTTGTATAGATAAGTTTTGTCTTGTGTTGCTGCAACAAGTTGCGTGACGCCGTCAACGTTGCGGAAGTAGCCCAGTGGGGTTACTTTTGTTGCACCTGTAGGTTTGGCTTTTTCAATCAAGAAAGGCGAGCGGCTAATAATTTTGCCACCGCGGCTAATGGTTACGTTTAAAGCCTCGGCAAGTTCATTTTCTGCAATAAGGCTAGCGTCTGTTACGTTGTTTAACCCACCGGAGAAGTCATCTAAAAGAACTCCGTCGCGCGCCATTACTCATCCTCAGGTAGGACTACCTTGGTTGGGTAGTAGTTGCTGTCAATTGTGTTTTCTTTTGCAAGGTGACGGTTCATTGAGTCACGGAAACGCTGGTCTTGGTATTGCGATGCTTGCCAGTTTTCATCCAAACGGTACGCCTGTCCAAGAACATAGTCGACGATTTGGTTGTAGAAACGGTCTGGAACCTGTAGCGTGTCCGTCAATGCGGTGATGTTAGTTGGATAGCCTAAGTAGAACACTTTTAGCGCGTCCTCTTTATCTTCCATCGGTGATGGGTAGACGAAGATGTCGCCGTCCCATTCGTACCAGATTTTAGGGTCACCGATAGCGTCCATGTCTGGGTCATCAGAAACGATAGTTTCTTGTGCAGCCTGGAACGTTACTGGCTTGAGTGGTGTGCCGTCATAGTTGATGGCTTGAATCTGGTGTACAGAGTCTGGTAGGTTGCCGTAGCTGTTTACGCCCGCAGTCACATCATGTGTGAGCGTGCCTTTAATGGTTTCGTGGCTTGCAGCGATTTCACGCTGAGCGGCACCAACCCATCTTATAAGGTCAGAGTTTTTTAACTCTACTAGGCTTTCGTCTCCAAAGATGCGTTTGACGTCTTCTGCGACGTCATTCGCTGTGCGGGTGTATGTTTCTCTAGGCATTTGGGTCGAACAGCAGCTTTCCATTGTGGCGGGCGTAATTCATGGACATACCTAGTTTAGCAACATCTCGGGCAACTTCACGCCTAGCAGCCATATCTTCTTCTCTTTCTTTAATTTTCATGAACTCGTGCGCAGCGTTTAGGGCTTGAATGTCGCTGATTGAGCCGCCATCTTGGGTGACATCTGCGAGGATAATGTCTGCCATGATGCGTTCGTCGAGCTGCCATTCCGCATAATTCTTGAGAACATAACGTTCGTTTGTTGAGTTGACGACGATGCTGTATGGGCGTTCACGGTCAAACTGTGGGTGGGATTCTGGGAGTTTCCTGATGTAAAGTGTCGGGTCGTAATCTCCGAGCACTCGGGCGATTCGTTCACAGCCGCGTGGAACGTCGCGCATCCGGTCTAGTTCGCTAAAGTCTGCGATAGTGTTTTTTTGGTTAAAGTATTCGATTGCCATGTTTCTCCTTGAGAAGGCTAATGGGGTACAGATACGAGGATAATCTGTACCCCATTAGCAGTCGGTTAACTGTTAGATACCTGAAGCAATTCCCGAGATAACACCGTGGGTGTTACGACGGTAGGTGCTGATTTCAGAGTACGAACGTAGGTAAGCGATGAAGGCGTCACGACGTGGAACCTGCTTCCACTTCGAACCGTCTTCGTCAATCCACTCCCAGCCGCGGCTGGTGTTTAGGTTGAGCTTCTTCTGGTTGATGAAGAACATCTTGCCAGTTGGAGCGTCGAAGTCGGCCTTGAACGGTAGGTCACCGAACTCGGTTGCGAAACCAAGTCCACGGTTACCACCCTGTAGGTCAACCTTGTTCACGTAGCGACGGTTCTCTTCGAGAGCCTTCCAGTATCCGTTCCATGAACCGTGGTCGGTCCAGATAACGTCTGGCTTGTCGCCGTCAGCAGCAATCCTGGTAACCATACCAATCATGTCCAACTCAGTGATTTGCTGTGGCACAGATGACACCGAGATGTCGTCCATGTGAGCAGCCCATAGAGGGGTGGTTGATGGGTTGATTCCGTGGAGCTCGCTGCTGTCGCTAACGATTGCACCGAAACCAGACCATTCCTTCTTCCAGTTGTTTACCTGAGCCGACGAAGTCGAGTTCGAGCGTACAACGGCAGAACCGACAGTAACAGACGACGCTAGGTTGCGGTCGAAGGTTACTACCTTGGTGGTCTTGTTGATTGCGGTGATGGTTACGTATCCAGCGGTGTGCGCTGGGGTTGGGGTTGCGTTACCAAGCGATGCGGCTAGTAGAACGTCAACGCGCATACCAATGTGTAGGTACTTTACGTCGTCTAGTGCTAGTGTTGCTGCTGCGCTGGTGTTAGCGGTTGCGACCTTTGCGAGGGTACCGGTTCCGTCACCGAAAACCTGACGGTTCTGGTCCTTAGCGATGTCGTCGCGGATGCGCTCGATTTCTTCCGAAGTAACGTCTGCGAAGGTCTGGTAGTTCTGGCTAGCTTGTGCCATAACCTGACCGGTTAGACGAACTGAGCCGTAGAACGACTTTAGTCCAGTCTCACCTGAGACGTACTGCTGGTTGCCTGCTTCTGGAAGGTCTTCGTCCTCACCGCGTGCACCAATACCAGTGTTACGACCTACGTGTGCAACAAACTTGACACCTAGACCACCTACCTGGGTGATGTTACGAGCGGTTGACTTAATTCCGTCAAGTGCAGGAGTTGCGTTGTTGATTTGTTCGTTAATGTCACCGTAAACGTCTTTAAGGATTACGTTGGCAATAGCGAGGTTCTGGCCATCGGCCATAGTTCACACTCCTAGTGCTAGATTGAATAAGAAATTATCTACTTCGTTCGCCCTAGCCACCAGGTGTGGCCGTACTCACTACTAATAAAAGTGTAGCACAGATAGAATAAAGCGCCCCAAGGAAGCCTCAGGGCGCTTTACAAAGGGTTTTTAGTTAAACCCTGCCAAGTTTCGCTTCGCAATCTCTTCGATGGCTGCTACGCGCTCTTCGCGGGTTGTTAGTTTTTGTGCTGGTGGGGCTGGAATGCTGTTACCTGCACCGCCTGCTACACGTGGTGCACGCTTCACAGATGCCTGCATGGCTTTGATTTCACCCATGTACTGTTCGTGTGCTGCACCGATTAGTTGGTGTAGTTCAGCGTTAGGGTAGTCGTCTGCTAGTAGCATGGCGCGACGGATAACGGCTTCTTCATCAAAGTCACCGAACTCCTGCTGAATAGCGGCAACGGTTTCTTCGATTTCGTTGTCCATTGCGTAGGCTTCACGCTGAGCAACTTCCTGCTCGCGGTCACCCTTCAAAGCTTCAATCTCGGCTTTGAGTGCACGTAGTTCAGCGGTTGACTCGTCTTCTTCGAAGTCTGGGTCGAAAGATTCTGCAGTGTCTACTGCGTCTTCCATGATTTGCTGTGCGGCTGCAAAGCCGTAACGTGATGCTAGTTCGTCGTAGACGGCTTTAGGGTTTGCTGAGATTTCTGCAGCCAACTCTAGTGACGCTTCGATAACCTGTGGGTCTACACCTGCGTCAGCGTAGCGACGGTATGGTGCAATCTTTTCGAACTGCTGGTCGATGCCGGCCTGCCATTTGTTGATGACTGGCTCAACTAGGCCGTGCAGTGACTTTGGTAGAACGTCGTAGAGTTCCGCGAGCGCAGGATTGCCGGCTGCTTCTTCTTCGTCGTCAACTTCAACATCTACCTCTTCGGTAGTGTCTTGTGTTTCAATCTGGTCTTCGTCTTCGTATTCGAATTCGTCGCTTGGCATTTTATCCTCGTTCTATTGCTGTGGTGGTGGTCCAGCCTGGTCTGGCTGGGCTTGCATACCCATTTGTTGCTGTTGCATCATTAGGTTTGCGAGAGCCTGTTCATGAATGTTGATGTGTTTGTTGAACTCGGCCTTCTGCGTAAGAGTAAGCATATCATATGCTGGGCTCTTGCGGAAGTTGTCATGTTCTTGAATGTGTACAGCGTGGTTGTCCCATTTATTTACTGGGATAACTGCTGGAGCTTCAAGTGCGGCACCAGTGTCAGGGTTAACCATGGCAGGGTTGCCTTGGTCGACACCCATCTGCCACTGCTGGTAGTGCTGCATGGTTGCCATGTCGGTGAGGTTCTTGAACATGATGTTTTCACGCTGTGCACGTAGCTCGTCTGGGCGGGTGCCCTTGTTGTCCGTGTAGCGTTGAATGGTTGCAATGTCTAGCAACTCTAGGCCGTCTTCTGGTGGAATCATTCCTAGGCGCATCATGTCCATAACCAATGCTTGCTTTGCAGCCTTGCTGGTTGGTAGTGCTGAACCTGATTCGATGCGGATGTCGGTACCGCGGCTAATGTCTGAACCCTTGAACAGTTCAGCAGAGTAGCCGTTGTTTGAGCCTGTAATCTTCACGGTGCGCTCGCCAGTCCAGTATTCGGCAGCAAGTGACAGTGCGATACGCGCAACAGTTGACAAGCCCTCTTCGATTGACGCAAAGGTTGGGGCTAGGTAGGAGTCGTCACGTTCTTGCAGGTATGCGATAGCGGTTGCCGCTTCAACACCTGGAGGGGTTGAACCCTTCGACACTTGGTGCTGTCCCGAGATGTCTTCTAGGTCGGCGTTTAGTGCCTGTAGTTCTTCCGCCACGTATGGTGGGAGTTGAGGCATTGGTGCTGACATTGGGTAGTCGAAACCTGGACGGACACCAATGTACTGTCCTGGGCTAGTGTTGATTTTGGCTACAGTTAGCGAACCTTCGCGGTAGTAAACCTGTGGCTTAGCCATCATGTTTTTCGCTTGGATTCGCTGTGAACGGGTGCGGTTAATCTCTCGCTGTAGCGGGATGATGTCGTCAATCACGCAGGCTGAGTAGTACTGACCTGATGGGATGTGGTCAAACTTGACGAT